GGTTCTATGAGCCGGTGGCAGAGCACGCCACCGCACGCCCCATCAGCAAGACCGTCATGCCAGATGGTTGCATCAAAATCGAGATTGGTGATGATGTGCTGACGCTGACGCCGATGGAAGATCGCATCCTTGCCAACCTGCAGGCCGGGGCCGCAACCCAGGTGGCAGCGATCCAGGCGGGGCATGAACTGGCGCAACTGGCGGCACAGATGCAGTCGAGCATTCTGGGGCTGGAGCGTGAGCGGCTGGAGCTGGCCCGCCGATCCACGCCTACCAGGGTCAAGGTGACACCGTAAACCAACCAAGGGGAGCGACATGACAAAAGATGACGCCATCACTCAGACCGATTACTACCTGAGAGGCATGGGCCTGCCCACCTACAGCGACATGATCGCCTTCGTCCAGGCAGTCGCCAGCGAGGCGGGATCAACCAACCGAGCCGACACACTGGCAGAGGTCATCAGTGCAGCACAGATCCTGGCGCAGCGCCTGCCGGGTGGCATCAATCCGGTCACACTCTACGAGCAAGACCCCGGCAAGATCGGCTCATGTCTGCACTGCGGTCTGCCCAAGGACTTCCACAAGCGAGAGGGCGACATGCTGGTGTGCCACTCGCCGGATAGCCGGCCAATGCCGCTGTAGTCTGCCCTGTATAGGGTTCGACACCCTCAAGACACCCCGGCAATCTCCGGGGCATGGCATCACCCAAAGCGGGCAAGACACCCGCACCCACGAAGAAGACAGCCAAGCCCGCCGCACCCGTGAAGGTTCGCGCGGGCTCTGTTGCGTCTAAGCGCGCAAAGCCAGCAGCCAAGAAGCCGCCATCAAAGGCGAAGGTTGACAACGCCGCAGTCATCAAGGCCGCTGTATGTGCGCAACTGGCAAGCGGCGTCCCGCTCACGTCGATCTGCTCCGCCCCAGGTATGCCAAGCCGGCAGACGGTCTATGACTGGGCGGAGGTGGACAGCGAGTTTGCTTTACACATCGCGCGCGCACGCGAGGACGGCCACGACGCCATTGCCGAGGAATCCCTGGCCATCGTTGACCAAAGCCCTGAGCGTGACGCAATGGGCAAGATCGACTCTGGATGGGTGGCGCTTCAGAAGCTGCGCGCCGAGCACCGCCTGAAGCTGTTGGCGAAGTGGTCGAAGAAGTATGCCGAGAAATCCACCACCGAGGTGACTGGCGCCAACGGTGGCGCAATCGTGGTCGATTCCCGCATCACCCTTGTGAGTGCGCCATCCCGCCCGTTCGATGAGGACGAGGCGTGAGCGATCTGAGCATCAGTCTCAATCTGCAAATTCCGGCCTGCCTGGCTGGGCTGTATGAGCCTCGCCGGTACAAGGTGATGCACGGCGGCCGAGGTGGCGGCAAGTCGCACACCGTCGCCCAGGTGCTGCTTGAGATGGCTGCGCGCAACCCGCTGCGCATCCTGTGTGCGCGTGAAGTGCAGAAGTCGATGCGGGATTCTGTCCATCGGCTGCTGCGCGACTACATCGTCAAGTTGGGGCTGACCAGCTTCTACACGATCACGGACACCGAGATTCGCGGGTTGAATGGCTCGCTGTTCCTGTTCTCTGGCCTGCAATCCCACACGGTTGACTCGATCAAGTCGTTTGAAGGCGTTGACATCGTATGGATCGAAGAGGGTCACGGCGTCAGCAAGAAAAGCTGGGACGTGCTCATTCCGACGATCCGCAAGGCCGGGTCGGAAATCTGGATCACCCTGAACCCGGACATGGAGACGGATGAGACGTACAAGCGTTTCATTGCCTCACCCAGCCCGGATACGTGGTGCGTCGCCATCAACTGGCGCGACAACCCGTGGTTTCCGGAGGTGCTCAACGACGAGCGATTGAAGGCCAAGCGGTCGATGCTGACCGAGGACTACGAGCACATCTGGGAAGGCAAGGCCCGATCTGTGGCTGCTGGTGCCATCTACCGGCATGAGATTCAGGCGCTCTACCTCGATGGGCGTGCTGGCCGTGTGCCGTATGACCCGCGCCTGCCTGTGCACACCGTCTGGGACTTGGGGTGGAACGATGCCATGACCATTGCGATGGTTCAGGTCGGCCCGCAGGACGTGCGAATCATCGACTACATCGAAGACAGCCACCGCACGCTGGATTGGTATGTCACCCAGCTTGAAAAGCGCCCGTATCGCTGGGGAACGGACTACCTGCCGCACGACGGCAAGGCTGGCAACGCGCAGACCGGCAAGACCACCGAGCAGGTACTCAAAGACCTGGGCCGGCGTCAGGTGCGATGCCTTCCGGCCACGGCTGTTGAAGAGGGCATCAAGGCGGGCCGAATGCTGTTCCCCCGCTGCTACTTCGACCAGATCAAGACCGCCCGCCTGTTGGAGTGCCTCAAACGCTACCAGCGTCAGGTGCATTCGACTACCGGCGAGGCGATGGGGCCGCTGCACGACGAATTCAGCCACGGTGCCGATTGCTTCCGCTACATCGCCATGTCCGCAGAGCACATGTGGCGCAGCCAGCAGCAGGCCCGCCCCGCAGTAGTCCAGCAGTGGACCCCGATGGATTCAGAGATTGGATACTGAGATGACCGACACCAAGCCCACCGACAGCGAAACCGCTGGCCGCAACCTGCGCGCCGAGTTCATCAGCCACCTCCAAGGCAAGCGCCGAGAGGCCATCGCTGGGCGTGCAGCATCCGGCATTGAGGAAGAATGGACCGAGGACGAGGAGCACTACCAGGGCATTGACGACGCCAATCGGGGGTTCCAGAACGCGAACAACCTGATGCGTTCGCGCAAGCAGGCTCTGATCGGTGGCGAGTCGCGCCCCAAAGGCGGCACGCGCTCTGCCATCTTCCTCAACATCACCCGGCCTTACACCGACGCAGCCAGCGCCCGCGTGTCGGACATGCTCCTGCCCACCGACAACCGGGCATGGGAGATCAAGCCCACCCCTCTGCCCGAGCTGACCGAAACCAAGCTGGCCAAGCTGGCGCGCGCGATGGGGGGTGATCCCGAGCAGATCAAGGTCATGCTGCAAGAGCAGGACGAGAAGGCGACGGAATCAGCGGGTCGGATGCAAAAGGCCATTGAAGACCCGCTTGTCGAATCCAACTGGCACGGCGAGGTCCGCCACGTCATCGAGGACTCGGCCCGCATCGGCTCTGGTGTGCTCAAGGGGCCATTCCCCAAGGTTCGCACGGTCAAGATGGCCAAGAAAGACCCGCTGACCGGAGTTACCACGGTGGTAAAGGCGGACGACCTGCAGCCGTGCAGCAAGCGCATCGACCCGTGGAACCTGTTTCCTGACCCCGCGTGCGGCGAGTCGATCCACGGCGGCAGCTACACATGGGAGCGCGACTACATCAGCAAGCGCCAGATCAAGGAGCTGCTGGCCGATGACAGTTACGACCGGATGGAGCTGCTTGGCGCGCTCAAGGATGGCCCGTCACGAGCCCACGAAGGCACCGAGTCGGTCTACCGTCCCAGCGATGACGAGTACGAGATGTGGATTTTCCACGGGCATTGCAGCCGCGACCACCTCGAAAGCCTGGGCGTGGAGTTGGACGACGAGGACGAGCGACTTCCGGCGATGGCGGTGATGATCAACAACCGCCTCGTCAAAGTGGTGCAGTCGCCCATCACGGACGGCGAATTCCCGTATGACATCCTGGCCTGGCAGCGTCGCCCAGGTATGCCGTGGGGCATGGGCATCAGCCGCCAGATCCGCACCGTGCAGCGGATGCTCAATGGCTCGGCCCGCGCGCTGATGGACAACAGCGGCCTGTCTGCTGCGCCCCAGGTGGTCATCGGCAACGGCATCACCCCGGCTGATGGTGAATGGAGCCTGCGCCCCGGCAAGCTCTGGCGTGCTGAACCCACATCGGATGTGGCTGACGTGCGCGGCGCTTTCCACGGCTTCGTGGTGCCCAGCGTGCAGGCCGAGTTGATGAACATCATCAACTTCGCACTCAAGATGGCGGAGGACACCACCGGGATGCCGGCCATGATGCAGGGCATCCGAGGCGATGCGCCCAACACCCTCGGCGGGATGCAGATGCAGAACAACAACGCCACCAGCGTGCTGCGTCGCCTCGCCAAGCGGTTCGATGACTACATGACGCGCCCGCACATCCAACGGTACTTCGACTGGATGATGGCCTACAGCGATGATGAGAGCATCAAGGGCGACTTCAAGATTGAGGTGCGCGCATCGTCTGCCCTGGTGGAGCGCGACGCGCAGCAACAGTTCTTGATGACGCTGCTTCAGGTCGCAGCCAACCCAGCCTATGAACTCGATCCGGCCAAGCTGGCGGCAGAGTTGTGTAAGGGCCAGCGACTCGATCCCAAGAACTTCCAGCTTGACGACGAGAAGAAGGCGCAGCAGGCACAGCAACAGCAGGCCCCTCAAGACCCGACAGTGGATGCCAAGGTTCAACTGCTTCTGTCCCAGGCCCGCAAGGCCGACGCAGACGCAACGGCGCGCAGCACCGAGACGCTTTACAGCGCCGTTCAGACAGCCCAGGTCATCGCGCAGACCCCGCAGACCGCAGCACTGGCCGATGGCCTGGCCAAGTCTGCCGGGTTCATTGACCGCAACGAAGGCCCCATCTATCCCGCAGTCGAGCAGCCTGTGCCAGCGCTGGACATCCCGGAGAACACCAACCCGCTGACGCCCGCCAACCCGGCAGGCCCAGCGGTGGGAATGATGAATGGCATCGAGACGCAAGAGGCTGATGGTCTGGTCTGACCCGTATAGGGTTTGATCGCGCAGCACCGCATCGGGACACTGAGACACATGGAAAAAGGGCTTGATTTTCACTCGCCAACCTGGCGTGCCATTGAGCGTTTCGCTCAGTCGCAAATCGCCGTGCTGCGTGAGCGCAATGACAGCCCGACTCTGGATGCACTTCGCACAGCAGAGCTGCGTGGGCGCATCCAGGCATTCAAGGAACTGCTGGCTCTGGACAAACCAGACCCGGCGATAACGCCTGACGTTGGGTATTGACCCGGCCTCAGAGAATCTACGGAGAGTGCATGAGCGACAAGCAAGAGCAAGCGGTTTTTGAAGCAGCTTTCGCAGGCGACGATACCCCCGCTGACACCCAAGAGGTGGTGGCCGAGGTTGACCAACCCAGCGAAGTCGATCAAGCCGGCGAGCAAGACCCTGATACGACCCCCGCATCTGACGCAGCGCCGCAAGGTGAGGCCGAAGCAGCAGAGGAAGACCCGGTTTTGCTCGATGGCCTGACACGCAGCGAGCTTCGCCGGTTGCTGGGCAATGCCGCAGACGTTGACAGTCTGCGTCGCCAGTTGGACAAGGCGCACGGTCACATCGGTGATCTGAACCGCAAGGTCCAACAGGTGTTCACGGCAAAGCCTGCCGGTGATCTACCCCCCGAACTCAAGCAGTTTGAGAACGATTACCCGGAGTTTGCGCAGTACGCCCGTGCGCTTACAGGCGGTGCCCGAGTGGTGCCGCAACAGGACCAGCCGACACAGCAGGCCGCAGCGCACCAAGCTCAATACGAGCCTGAACAAGTGCAGCAGCCCCAGCAAGCGCAACAAGCGCAGAGCGACCAACAGGGCTTCGATCCTCTGGTGCTGGAGATGGCGGTTCTGGATCGCATCCACGACGGATGGCGCAACACGGTGCAGTCGCAGGACTTCGGTCTGTGGCTGAGTGCCCAAGGTCAAGACAAGCAGCAAGCCTACGAGTCGGCAACCACCGCCGGTGAGATTTCCGGCCTGCTGGGTGAGTTTGACCAGTGGACCCAGGCGCGCAACTCCGTCACCGAGCGCGCGGCCAAAGGCCAGCAACGTCTACATCGGGCGGTCACGCCCAGCGGTGGCGTTCAGCGACCTTCGGCTGCGCTGTCAGACCAAGAGATTTTCGAGGCCGCATTCCGGTCCTGACCCAACTTTCTAGGAGGCCATCATGGCTACTTTCACCAGCGGCTCCCCCGCAGCACGCATCGCCAAGCTCAAGGGCGACATCCTCAAGCACGCCGTTCCCGTCGAGGTTCTGGGCATCACTGGCCAACAACGCGCCATGCCCAAGAACCAGAGCAAGACCATCGTGCACCGCCGCTATCTGCCCTACGGTGCAGCCGCGACCAACTTCAACACCATCAACCGCCCTGTTGCCACCGCAGCCGGTCACGAGTTGACGGAAGGCGTCACCCCGACCGCCGACAGCCTGACCCCTCAAGACATCACGGTCACGCTCAAGCAGTACGGCGCCCTGTACGAACTGACTGACGTGGTGGCCGACACCTACGAGGATGACGTCCCCGACGAGATGAAGAAGCAATGCGGAGAGCGTATCGGCCTGGTGCGTGAAATGGTGCGCTACGGTGTGCTCAAGGCTTGCACCAACGTGTTCTATGCCGGTGGCGGCTCCACCCGCGCCTCGGTGAACACCAAGATCACGTTGAATCTGCTGCGCAAGATCAGCCGCAACCTGCAGGCCAACCACGCCAAGCGCATCACTGGCATTTTGGACGCATCGCCCAACATCGCCACCAAGCCGGTCGATGCCGCCTATCTGGTGTTCGTTCACACGGACGCTGAAGCGGACATCCGCGATCTGCCCGGCTTCAAGCACGTCAGCGAGTACGGCAACCGCAAGGTGGTGAGCCCTTACGAAATCGGCTCGGTCGAAAACTTCCGCTTCATCACCTCGCCTGAACTGGCCCCGTATGCCGCTGCTGGCGCGCTGATCGGCGCCACCGGCATGACCGGCACGACGAACATCGACGTGTACCCGTTCATCATGGTTGGTGAAGACGCATGGGGCCAACTGGCTCTGCGCGGCATGGATGTCATCGAACCGACGTACATCCCGCCAGGCCAGAAGGACAAGTCTGATCCCCTGGGTCAGCGTGGCTATGTCGGCGCCAAGTTCTACATGGCTTGCACCATGCTGAATGAGGGCTGGATGGCTGTGGCCGAAGCTGGCGTAACCGCCCTGTAATGGGCCTGAGTGGGCGGGCCTGTGATGGGCCTGCCCACCGTTCAATCAAAAGGAAGCACATGGCACGCAGACCCGCACTGGACGCGACGAACGAATACCTGGGCCAGTCCCACACGATGGAGTTCGGCGTTGTGCCCGAGTTCTCGCCTGAGGACATCGAAAGCCCCGTGACGCTGGAAGACGCTGAACTGGAAGCCTTCATGAACGAGCCCGTCATGGTCACGGTCATGAGCGGCGGCAAGGACAACGAAGCGCCCTACGTGCAGGTGTCCGTCAATGGCGTGATCCAGATGTTCAAGCGTGACACGCCCATCGTGGTCAAGCGCAAGTACGTCGAGCGCCTGGCACGCGCCAAGGAAACCGGCTATGACCAGCATGTCGATGATCGCCTGGGTGAGCGCATGAACAGCCTGCAGTCCCGCAACTCGCTGCGCTACCCGTTCACGGTCAACCGCGACGACAACCCGCGCGGCTCGGCGTGGCTGCGTGCGATCTTGGCATCCTGAGCGACTGAGGGCCTGTCATGACGCTGGAAGAAATGATCCTGCTCTACCGTGCGCAGGCCGACGACAAGGCAGAGCCCTATCTGGCTGACGATGAGCTGCTGATGCTCTACGCCAACGAGGGGCAGACTGAAGCCTGCCGGCGCGCTGAGTTGCTGCGTGACTCGGCTTCACCGATGTGCGTGCTGACTGCTGCGCCCGGTGATGAGGTCATCGTGGTGGATGCGCGGATCGTTCGCATTCTGAGGGCCAAGGTCAACGGTCGTGATGTCGGTATTGTCTCGGGTGAGTACATGGACGCCATGGCGCCCAACTGGCAAGACGATGGCGCGACTGGCGCACCCACACACCTGATCGAAGGCGTGAACACGGGCAAGCTGCACTTGTGGCCACGTCCCGATGCGCCTTACACGGTACGCCTGACGGTGCAGCGCCTGCCGCTCAAGCCCCTGATGTCAGAAGCTGACAAGCCGGAGATTCGGCCTGAACTGCACGCTGCACTGGTTGACTGGATGGCGCATCGCGTGTTCAGCCAGCAAGACGGTGAGTTGTACAACCCCGGCAAGGCGTCACTGCACCTGAGTCGCTTTGAAAGCGAGTTCGGCACGCGCGCCAGCGGGCGCAACGAAGCGTGGATTCGCAACGGCCTGAGCGTCATGGCGCAGCCTATCGCCTGAACCCTGTATAGGGTTCGACTCCAAGCCCGCCCGCAGCAAAACTGGCTGCATGGCGGGCTTTTTGCGTCCGCAGAGCACCAACCACCACATGGCCAGCAACACCATCGCGTCATTTGCCCCGGGCCTGAACAACCGGCGACCGTCTGACCAGCTCGACACGAGCTTGCCAGATCGCACGCCCGCGACGTTCTTGCGCGATGCCGTGAACTGCGACATCAGCTCAAAGGGCGCGATTCGGCGCCGGCCTGGCTATGCCATGTCAACTGGCGGCGTGGTGCACTCAGTCTGGGGCGACGGGAAGGACCAGGGCTATGCCGTCATCGACGGTGTGCTCAGTGGCGTGAAGGCATCCTACGGCGCCCAGCCCATCGTGACACCCATCACCTTTGTCGGGCACCGCCGCGTTTCGTTCTCGCGCGGCGCCCGGGGCGAGGTTTACTGGTCGAATGGCACGCTGTCTGGCCGGCTTGTGGGCGAGGTCAACACCCCCGCAAGCACGCCGGCCCCAACGGTTCCAACAGTCGAGGTCACGGGTGGCGCGCTGCCAGCCGGGCGCTATTTGCTGGCATTCACCCGCATGGGCGCTGCCGGGGAGTCCGCGTCCACGGCCATGACGCCAGTGGAGGTGCCTGTCAACGCTGGGCTCCAGTTGACCGGGTGCCAGCCCGGCACAGAGGTGTTCATGTCCGGACCGAACGGCGGGATCCTGCAGCACGTGGGCACCGCCTGGGGGTCGAGCTTCACGATTGCGCTGCCGCCCACGGATGGCCGCCAGTGCGAGACGCTGGGCCTTGCGCCCATGCCCCCCGGCGCCATCGTTCGTCATGCCCTGGGTCGCCTCGTGGTTGCGGCCGGCAACATGCTGGTGTTCTCCGAGCCGTACCGCTACGGGCTGTGCAACCCAGCCGAGAACTACATCCCTTTCTCCGCACCGATCACAGTCGTGGCCCCAACCCAGAACGGGCTCTACGTCTGCGCGGACCAAACCTATTGGCTGCCATCCCTGCCGCCGGCGGACATCAGCACGGTCCTGCCGTTTGGCGCCCTGGCGCACAGCGATGCGCTTCTGGACGCCCAGAGCGACAGCACCCAGCACTGCGCGTGGATGAGCCAGCGCGGCCTGGTCGTTGCCACGATTGATGGCACCGCCTCCCTGGTTCAGGACCAGAACCTGAATTTCTCAGGCGCCGAGCGTGGCTCGGTCATGCTGCGCCACCACCTCGGGGATCGCAGCCTCGTCATCACCCGCTCTGGCGTTCAGCCTGGAGCATCGAAAGCCCGCGACGCGGGCACCTAAGAAAGGATCAGCACCATGGTGCCCATCGAAGGACTCAACCACATGCTGGGCGTGACCGTCAAGAACGGCACGCCCGTGCCCCAGTGGTACATCGGATTGTTCGAGGGCGACTACACCCCTGACGCATCAGTGACCGCCGCCACGCTGCCAGCCCTGGCCACGGAGTGCACCGCCTACAGCGAGACGACCCGCGTCCCGCTGACCACGGGCGCGGTCAGCGGCGGGGCTACCTCCAACGCCGCAAACATCGCCGAGTTCACGTTCCCCGTCGCCAAGACCGTGTACGGGGCGTTCATCGCCTCGGCCCCAGCCAAAGGTGCAGCGACCGGCACCTTGCTCTCAGTCGTCCGTTTTCCGTCCCCCCGCGTCATGGGCGCTGGGTCTGTTCTTCGCGTGTTCGCCGGCCCGACCGGTGCTTCCCTTTCCTGATAGGAGCCCACCATGGCAATCAAGATGTCCACCGGCCTGCGCAACCAGATGTTGTCGGGCAGTAGCCTCAAAGCGATCTTTGACGCCGGCAGCGAAATCCGCATCTACAGCGGCGCAATTCCGCCCTCCGCTGACAACTCGATCGGTGCCGCCACGCTGCTGTGCACGATCAAGAACGGCGCCAGCGGCATCACCTTCGACACAGCCGCCGTTAACGGCATCATTGTGAAGAACCC